TGTCAACCGATTAAAAGATAATCAAAATCTTCTTGATGCATATTCTGTGATTGGTGATCGAACTGATTTTAAAGGTCAATCACAACTTCCTTATCGTGTGGTAGCAGAAGATCCAATGTGCGATTCTAGAGGAAACTTCTTCCATTATCATTGGCAGGGGTGATCCCTTCTGACTCGTTAGCTCAGCTGGATAGAGCAACTGCCTTCTAAGCAGTCGGTCGTAGGTTCAAATCCTACACGAGTCGTTGTCCTTTTTTATTCCTTATGGGCAAATATGATTTTGGTGGACAACCACCAGTAGCAGTCAACATCCTTAGACTCATTAGTGAGTTGGAAGGTTCTTCTCAAATGCTCAAATATATGGGTTTTGAAGAAGATATGAATGCTATTAATGAAATGAAGAAGAGATACTATAAACTCTACTTCAAAACCAATAAGGAAGAAAAGGCAAACAATCCTCTATAGCTCAGTTGGTAGAGCAGGTGACTGTTAATCACCCTGTCCCTGGTTCGAGTCCAGGTGGAGGAGTTGCCTCCGTAGCTCAGTGGTAGAGCAGGGCTTTTGTAAAGCTCAGGTCGCAAGTTCAAATCTTGTCAGAGGCTTGACAATCTACAACGGTTGTCATATACTACTCTCATCCGTGTGAAGGATGTGTAAGGGAAGTAATTCCCTACCACTTGCGGAATTAGTTTAGAGGCAAAACTAAAGGTTTCCAACCTTTCGTCATCGGTTCGATTCCGATATTCCGCTCTTGGTGTAAAAACCGTAAGAGTATTTACACCTAAATAATAAACCTTTTGTCTTTCAGATAATTAAAGTAACAAAGGGTAATATTTAACACGGGACAGTCGAGTCCCTATTCATCTGCGGGTATCCATTCCGCAAGTAACTAAAGGTAACAAAAATGTTTAAATCTGTATTCGCAGCAACTGCTGCTCTGTTCACTTCCGCAGGCGCTGCCCTTGCAGGTCCCTATGTCAACATCGAAACCAATGCTGGTTGGACTGGATCGGAGTACAATGGCGCCGGAACGGACGTTCACGTAGGGTACGAAGGTGCATTCAGTGAGACTGGTTCATTCTACGTCCAGGGCGGTGCTACTGTACTGACTCCCGATGGTGGCGACAGCGACACCGTTCCTTCAGGCAAAGCAGGTCTTGGTCTTGCACTGACGGACGCACTTGGTGCATATGGTGAAGTATCTTTCGTAGGTTCAGGTGACGAAGATCTTGACCGTGGTTATGCAGGTAAGTTGGGCGTCAAGTACAACTTCTGATCGTTCATATAGACACATAAACATCTAGATGTTATACTGGGGGTGCGACGGCATCCCCTTTTTTTATGATAAATTATTTTGTAAAGATCGTCACTCATCCTGCTACGCATTTTAATTTGATCTCTCTTGGAGTATTGATTCTGATTGGAATGCTTCATAATCATGCACACTTTTCAATGACTAAGGATGCAGATTCTTATGTGAGACAGTGGTGTCGATCATCAGCAGAAAACAAAAAGACCTGTATTCGTTATGGTGGTAACATGGACTATTGACACTATTAACTGATTATTGTATACTGAGGAATCTTCAAATCCCTTTTTTTCATGAAGAAACGAACAAAAAAACTTTTAGATTGGTTTTTTGAAACTGATCTGGGTGAGGAGAATGTAGCAAACTGTGTTAATCTTTACGAACTGGTAGAAAAACTTCAATATCGATTAGAAAATATGGAAAATGAACATATGCATCTTGTTTGTGAAATTGGGAAGTTGCAGAGTAAACTAGATATGTTAGAATCTGAGTTATCTAATGAAGATTAATCTTTGGTATTCCAAAAGTATGCATCAGTGGCGATGGACTTTATGTGAAGAGTTTAAGAATGGTGTCACAAAAATAGAACAATACTCTGGGGCGCAGAAAGAACTTCGTACTGCAATGGATGATGTTGCAAATACGGTAGAGTATATGTTAGAATATAAGGATACGGGCGAATAGCTCAGCGGTAGAGCACCTCCTTTACACGGAGATTGTCGGGGGTTCGATCCCCTCTTCGCCCATATAAATAGATCTGGAAAGACTTCTTTGAAGGAAGGATCACATTATAAAAAAATGGAAAGTATAAAGGCCAGGTGTCGTTCTTGTGGTAAAGAATTGACAGGTACTAGTAAGGTGCAATCTTGTGGTTGCCCAAATCAAATGATGGTTGTCAACGATAAAATTGGAGCAGTTGACTTGGGTCAAGTTGTTATGTTGAATTCTTATTCAAGTAAGAAAGAAACAGTTCTTACTCATGAAGATGTTCAGTGGCAAGAAGAAAGAAGGCAGCGTAAAGTTCGTAAATTGGACTTTGAAGTTAGGTAAAAATTGTGAGTATATACTCATATTTTTATTATGTGTAGCAACTTGATACCGTAAATAGTATTGTAGACACTTTCTTTCTACCATGCATCCCGACGAATTTCAAAACTGGGCAACAATTAAAAAAGTTTTTGAGGAAAACGGCACAACAAACAACTACTTTTATGTGCGTGCCTGTGCTATAGTTGGAGGGCAACCAGATCCACTTGATGTGAAAAAGAATGTCTCATCGGATGCCTGAGATAATACCAGATCATTTTACAACTAAAGAAGAAGTTCAGGAGATGATTGATGATGCAATACGAAAGCACAATCGTAATGCTGGAATTATCTCTATGTGTGTTGGTTGGGTTGTTCTCGCACTTTTTGCTGAGGGTTTACTTCGACTCATTGGAGTAATACCACCACTGTTACCTTGGTTAAATATACAACTATGATGAGTGGATTATTTGTTTTTTGTTTTATTATGTTGATGGTCATTACCATGGAAATAACATGGTCTGTAAAAAATAAAGGAAAATTATGAAAGTAGGAATGATTGGTTTGGGTCGTACTGGTGAAGGTATGGCTCGCCGTATGATTGAGAAAGGTATTGAAGTATGGGGTTACAGTAGTACTAACTATGAGAATGCCTGTGGACAATATGAAGCAGGGCATCTTAGTGGATGTGTAACTTCATTAGAGTATCTTGTCCGAGCAGTTAAATCTGATGGTAAGAAATTCACTAGTGCAGGAAGAATTCCTGGCATCTTTCAGATTACGCTTCCAGAGCAAAAGGCAGAAGACACACTTGATGAATTGCTACCTTTGCTTGAAGAAGGTGATATCATCATCGATCATAGTACCAGTGACATAACAAAATGTCAGGAACTGGAACTGTATTGTTCTAAGTTAGGTATCTCATATATCTTCTCTGGAGTGTATGGAGCACCAGGTGCTATTGATGTTTGCTCAAAAATTTTTCAGTCTCTGTCTCCTGGTAATGTAATCTAATGCCACACGAATTTGATCCATGTGAAGCACCTATAGAGGGTGAAGTTGACAAGTGGGGGTTTACTATTAAACCCACTATTAGTGATGATGAATTAATTCTTATGTGTCTAAGGAATGCTCCTTGTGGTAGTGATAGAAAACAGGCAATAAAGTTAATTAAAATCTACGAGGAAAAAATTCAATGACCCTAGCACATGTCCTACTTTTTGGATCACTACCCTTTATATGTGCCACCGTATATTTTGGGTACATAAAGGGTGAGAATGTTTATTATGAAAGTGACAAATATAATGGAAATGGAACAGCGCATTAGAATGAGATATGCGTTTGCCATGTCATCATTTGGTAGAATGTATCGACCTGATGGTATCATTCCTGAAATGAGATCATTATGTAATGAATGGTCTCAAATTGAAGATCAACCACCTCAAGGTGATTTGTATCAAGTGGATCGTTATTTTTTGGAATTATGGAAGAATAAAAATAAGTATGAGGGGCATGAATAGTTAGAGAATGAAAACAATATGTTGAAATCCAAAAATTCAGAACTAAAATTATAACTGAATTAATTAAATATAGGATGGGTACATTCCCGATTCTTGGACAGATTCATAAAATGAAACCAGTAACTAGTATTTCTGCAACAATCATACTAACTTCAGTAGTAGGTTTTGTATCCTGGGGTTTATTAAATGCATATCCATTATGATGTTAGAATTTGCTAGATTTTGCGGAACAGTACTAAACAATCCTTGGGGAGTTGGAACCTTGGCATGGTGCCTAGTCTTCGTCCCCATTCTTGGTATGTGGGCAGTCCATAAACATGGATGGGAACATTGGGAACCATTTGACAAGTTATTTAAAAAGTAGTATAATTTAAAAGTTGGGAGAGGTTACCACCACCACTACTTCTCTCAACTGCGGTACTTCTCTTTGGTAGATTCTGAAGTAGCGGCGATGAGGAATCTATCATTCAAGGTGCCAGTACAATTATTGGTACCTTGACTACATATAGATAAAACCTTATAATGTAAGGGTAAACCAAACACAACAATGGCACTGACTGAAAAATTCAAAAAGGACATCAGCACTCTCCGTGCTGCTGCCACAGGCGAAATTTTCCTTGATGTAAAGAATCCGAAACTTTTCAAGAAGGTACGCCGCTTCTACGAAAGAGATGGAGTGGTGTTTTCAGGCGATGCTCTTGATGATTATGATATTTTGATGGAACAAATTTCTGTCGATCTTGAAGCGGTGGAAGCATGAACGATCTAGATCCTAAGTCTGTTGCTTCAACAAAAACTATTGTTATTCATGAACGATTTCCTTATAGGTTCGTTCAGAGAGGTTACATTCAACTAAATGGTAAACCAGATTTTCGTTTGCAGAAAGCAAATGAATATACTAAAAAGTATTCTGACATTTATCTATTTGACAATGGAGATCAGATGCTCCTCGCTATTGAAGATCATGAGTACCCTAAATGGTTAGATCCAGAGGATGTACCTTGTTATGTTAAAGACTCGGTATCGTCTCAAAACTAGCCCTGGTCGGGATAATCCCAAAGTCACGGACGGACTTTAACAGAACTGGTGGAGTCATTAGACCCTATTAAGAGTTTACGACATCTCTCAAATGGCGTTGGTGCGGATGGGTTACTCCCGCTCAGTTTCTTACTTCTGGTTAAAGAGTAAGTGGCGTGCATGTAAAGACCTAGATAGGGCGGTTGCATAAACTGTCCTTTTTTAGTATAATGATAAAAACTATTATAATATGAAAGTTGCTCTAATTACTGGTATCACAGGGCAAGATGGATCATATCTCGCAGAACTTCTTCTTGAGAAAGGGTATGATGTTCATGGTATTGTTCGACGTGCTTCTCTCATCAATACTGCCCGTATTGATCACATCTTTGATAAATTAACTCTTCATTATGGAGATCTCACTGATTCTACTAATCTGGTAAGTGTTATCAAGAAAGTAGAACCAGATGAAATTTATAATTTAGGTGCTCAGAGTCATGTAAAAGTTTCTTTTGAAATTCCTGAGTACACTGGTCAAGTCGATGGTCTTGGCACTCTCCGTATTCTTGAGGCAGTTCGTCTTCTAGGTATGGAAGACAAAGTTCGCATCTATCAAGCATCTACTTCTGAGTTGTATGGTTTGGTTCAAGAAATTCCTCAAAGAGAAACTACTCCGTTCTATCCACGCTCGCCTTACGGTGTGGCTAAACTCTACGGATACTGGATCGTCAAGAACTATAGGGAGTCGTATGGACTACACGCAAGTTCTGGCATTCTATTCAATCACGAAAGTCCTAGACGAGGAGAAACTTTTGTCACCAGAAAAATTACCCGAGGACTGTCAAGAATTTCAGTTGGGGAGCAAGATGTATTATCTCTCGGAAACCTTGATGCACGACGGGATTGGGGACATGCAAAAGATTTTGTAGAAGC